GTCCGCACCGAGTGCGGAGGTCCACCAAGTTTTTACAAAAAACTTGGAAAAAAACTAGGCGCTATTGCTGCCTAGAACTCTCGACCGGGCGTTGCCGCAATCCAGTGAGTTCGATAGCCCGACACCGCGCCCCGAGGGGCAAGGTGCGTACCCACCCCAATAGAAGCCGCAACGATTGCGACCTCCGGGGTGAAGTGCTTGGTCAACTCGAACTTGCTGGTGACCGGGACCTTCACTTTCCAGGCGGGGAGATAATCCCCAACCAGTCGGCCAAAGCACTTTATGCGCTCGGGCCAAGGAAAGAATCGGGTCTCCGGCTGGGCAGTTGGTAGGTACACAGCCATGGTGCCTTCGCCGAGGAATTCCTCCGCGGCGAAGTTCCGCCAGTCGGTGGGGAGCTGATCAATGCAATAGTGCCATGCGGCACGCACATATTTCAGCTCCGGATCCGCTCGGCGTAAACCGTTGGCTATACCGACCCAGTGCTGCGGTTCGGTCGGCAACTCTGTAAGGTAGTAGGCCCTGACGGGCACACCTTTGAAGAAGTCGCCACCGCAGCTTTCCCTGAAGGGTCCTTCACAGAAGGTCTTCTTGCCATTCGGGGTGAACCCGAAGAACTTTAGCGCGCCCACCATAGCAGCCGAAAACTCTCTGCGCACGATGATGTCATCACCGAAAACGCAGGCGTCTCGGTCGCCGATGGTGTCAGCCAATGTCCAGTACAAAAGGGTTTCCAGTGGAAACGTAAACCCATTCCCCATTGAGGAGAACTTATTTAGGTAAACATTTTTTCCAGAAATTTTTGTGGTCTTAGCTCGGAGGGAATTCAGCATGTAGTACCAACGAGGCGGCAGAAGCAGTTCAACTAACTTCGCCGACACCGTGTCACTAGCATTGCTAAGGTCTATGGTCGCATAGGAACCGTCCTCACTTCCGCGCCTGGCGCGGTCGTGGTGGACGACCTCCCTGCGGCCCATATCGACCTTGTACGCCTTCTCGATCCTCCTCTTGATATGCTCCCCAGCGTCTAGCTGGAGGAAAACGTTGAGGTTCGCCTCAACGCAGCACCCACGGTCCTTGGACGAATCCTTTGGAACCGTGAAGAAGCGGTTACCCCTCCGAAGCTGATAAGGCCTCAGGAAAAAGGGCGTGCCGTTCAGGTGCGCATTGTAGAAGGGATCGCTACCGGCGTATCGGGTAGGTTCAGAGGAGAGCTTATCGGGTATTGTAGTCCGTTTACCGGAATCCGACAAAGTGGCCCCAGGTGAGAACCTGGGGGTGAGCACTACAGGCGGGTACCCCAACACTTCGGCGATGCGTTCGCGCCAACTACTGATAAAGGCTATCAGTGGTTCATCCTGGGGCTCAAAAGGCCCCTGGAGGTTGACGAAACGACTAAGCCGGGCGTTGGTGGCGGCGCATTGGGATTCAGCATCCCAAAACGTCCGCTCCGCCGCCTCCCTCCGGGCACGTGTGTCCCCGGGAAGGAGGAGTTTCCTCGTCACCTCCACGACCAGCGCGTCCTTAAAATACACGGACGCATTCTGGTAGGTGGAAGGATGGCTCAAGGTCTCTTTTTGAATGAGACCCCACTCGCCCCGTGACAACAGGCGTTCCAGCCTTTTTGCCCGGGCAGATCCGACCCCACGATATAATTTC